TTGACGTTTGCAGTGACCTTGATGGTCAGCGCCACCCTTTGTATCTCTGTACTGGGCATGGTTGGCGCATTCCTAATGGGATTGTGGTCAAAGGAAGTAGACAACAGCGAAATCTTCAAGTTGCTGTCTCCTGCGTTTCAAACCATCATTGGTGGATTCATTGGCTTGTTGGCTGGTGTGAAGCTGTCCCACGACGAGGACGAACCCCCTTGCAAGAAAAAGGATTGATATGCTTGAACTATTAGGCGGCGGTATCTTTGGCTCCCTGCTTGGGGGCATTTTTCGTTTGGCACCCGAGGTTCTGAAGTGGATGGACAAGAAGAACGAGCGTACCCATGAACTGGCTATGTTTCAGCAGCAGTGCCAATTGGAGACCCTGCGCGGTCAACAGAAGCTGGCTGAGATCGGTGCTCAACGCGAGGCTGCGGTGGATGTTGGGGTCATGGACGCCTTTAATGCGGCCATTGCGCAGCAAACAGAAATGGTCAAAGTGGCCGGTGGTTGGGTTGCCAGCCTTTCCGCATCGGTACGCCCTGTGGCAACCTACTGGATTTTGCTGCTGTGGAGCTTTGCCCATATCTGGTTTGCATATACCGCTTGGGCGGCTGGGGCTCCCCCAGAGGCTGTGTTCAAGCTCATCATGTCGGCTGACTTTGCCGCGCTGGTATCAGGCACGTTAAATTACTGGTTCCTCGACAGAACCTTGGCCAAGCGTGGTCTATGAACCTCGACATTGCCGCAGCACTGTGTAAGCAGTTTGAGGGCTTTAGGGGTAAACCCTATCTATGTCCTGCGGGCATTCCCACGATTGGTTACGGCTCAACCTATTATTCTGATGGGCGCAAGGTCACGTTACAAGACCCACCAATCTCAGAGCCAGAGGCAACTCAATTATTACTGCACGAGTTGCACCACACATTTTTACCCGGCGTACTTCGCCAATGCCCAATACTGCTGACTGATGAAAAAAAGTGCAACGCAGCCGTGGATTTTGCCTACAATTTGGGGGTAGGCCGTTTGCAGACAAGCACTCTAAAGCGTAAAATCAATGCGCAAGACTGGGACGGCGCCAAAGAACAACTGATGCTCTGGAATAAAGGCAACGGACGAGTTCTGCCGGGCCTCACAAAACGTCGCTTGGCCGAAGCAGCTTTGTTAAATTAGGGACAACTATGACCACGCCATCCTACGTTCTAACTTACGATAGCCTTACATCTACTGTGCTTCAGTACCTAGAGCGTAGCGATCCCGCTGTTATTGAATTCATCCCTACGGCCATCACCATGGCTGAATTTGAGATCGCTCAGGACATCAAGACCCTTGGCCAGATGGAGGTGGTCACCAGCACCATGAACGCAGGCAACGGGGTTATTGCCAAGCCTGCCCGCTGGCGCAAGACGGTCTCGATGACCATTTCTACCGCAACTGGCCAAAAGCAGCCAATCTACCTGCGCAAACTGGAATACTTAAACAGCTACTGGCCAGACGTTACCGCTACTGGTGTGCCCGCATACTACGCGGACTACGATTACGACCATTGGTTTGTAGCCCCAACCCCGAGCAGTGCATTTGCCTTTGAAGCACTTTGCTATACCCGCTTGGAGCCCCTGTCCTCGTCAAACCAAACCAACTGGCTTACCCAAAATGCGCCAAATGCGATGCTGTACGGCACGCTCAAACAGACTGCGCCATTTATCAAAGACGATGCCCGTCTGGCGCTTTGGTCTGGCCTGTTTGATGGTGCCATGGCCGCCCTCAAGACTGAGGACCAACTACGCATTGGTGACCGCCAAGCAATTGCACAGGACTCCTAATCATGACCACCTATGTCAATCCATTTACCGGCCAGACCATCTCGCCGTCGTCTGTCAGCTATGAGTCTCTTTCGATTACTGCTGATACCGAGTTGCAATGGCCAATCAATGGCAACAACAGCACCCCGGCAAGCAGCATCATTGACGTCACCGCGACCACAAATGCTTCTGCTCCAACGACTGGTTGGTTGTTAAAACTACCGCCTGCAACTCAAGTATCCACTGGCCAGTCAATATTGGTGCGCAATATTGGGACCCCGTTATTCACGGTCACCGACAACTCTGGCAACACAATTGCGACGATCACGTCTGGTATTGCACAGTTTATTTTCCTGACTGACAACACGTCTGTAAACGGAACATGGGCATCTGTTGTCTTTGGTGCTGGCACATCGTCTGCAAACGCAGGCGCCTTGGCAGGCTACGGAATAATGGCCATTGGGTCTACGCTTAATCAATCGTACCCCGTTACAAACTACTACTCCAATACCACAATACCCGCCAGCGCTCGTGCGCAGCTTATTGTTTGGTCCAGCGGTGTGGGCACCCTTACGCTGCCTTCTGCCGCCGCTGTTGGCTCCAATTGGTTCTGCATGATCCGCAATGGCGGTACTGGGATACTGACCATCTCTCCTGTAGGCGCAGATACGATTGATGGAAACTCAAACCAGCAGTTGCAGCTTACCGAGTCTTTGGTTATCGTATCCAATGGAGTTAACTGGTTTACGTTCGGTTATGGCCGCTCCAATACCTTTGCATTCACGCAGTTAGCAAAAACAATTGCGGCGGGAACCACTACCCTTAGCTCGGTAGAGGGCGCCAACATAATCCAAGAGTATTACAGCAGCGGCGCTTTGACCGGCAATGCAATAGTAGTCTTGCCGTCAACCGTTCAACTGTATTCGTTGTCAAACTTTACAACTGGCGCCTATACGGTGACATTTAAGACAGCGGCTGTTGGCGGTACAACTCAAGTTGTTAACCAAGGACAGACAGCTTTTGTGGTTTGCGACGGCACAAACGTGTACAGCACCACCAGCAACACCGCTACTTCGGGTACGTTTACTGCAAATGTTGGCTCGGTTTCTGCGCCTTCAATTAACTTTTCTGGAAACCTGAGCACTGGCTTTTACTTGCCTGCGTCCAATACGATTGGCTTTGCAATAAACGGATCGCAAGGTGCAACCCTGTCTTCCACGGGTTTGTATGTCGCTAACGGCATCTCCGGGGGCACGTTTTAATGACCACTAAAAAAGTCATTTCGATGGAGGTACCCGCTGGGATACAGCGGGATGGTACGGTGTTTGATGCGCCGTGCTACGTCGATGGCAAGTGGGTCAGGTTTCAACGCGGTCGTCCCCGCAAGATCGGTGGATACAACGGTATATTTTTGGACGCAACTGGTGTTTCACGTGGAATGGCCATGACGGCTGTTAACGGTCTGAACTACGTGGTCTCTGGCTACAACAACGGTTTGCAGCAGTGGATCACCGATAGCGATGACGGTCTGGGTTCTGGACCGTACAACTACTCGTTTTCTGGGGCAATCGTTACGACCTCAATTACTAATGGCGGATCGCTTTATACCGTCGGCACCTACACCGGGGTAGCTCTGACTGGCGGATCTGGATCTGGAGCGTTGGCCACAATTGTGGTGTCTACGGTCACGGTAAGCGGAGTGTCTGTTAACCAAGTAACTAGCGTCACCATCACAACGGCAGGATCTGCTTACGTGGTCGGAGATGTATTGAGCGCAAGCTCTGCATCTATTGGCGGAACAGGAGCAGGGTTCACCCTGTCAGTGACTGGCAACACGACGTTTTTGGCAGACAACAACAATTTGTGGCAGTTTGATATTGCCTACGATAGCACCGGCAACAACACCAACAACTTGGTGGCTCATCCCGGCCAAAATCTTAAATACATTACCTCAACGACCAACACGCCGGTTTTGTATGGAGAGTTCCCGGGCAACAGCAGCGCCCTAACGCTGTCCAAGGTGGGCGTATTTACGGCCTCTGCCAACACCACCAACGGTAGCCCTACGCTTACCCTGCTGTCGTCCAACGTTCGTGTGGGCGCTGGCCAGACCGTCTCTGGCACTGGAATTCCCTCTGGGACCACGGTCTCTTCGGTTACTGGCACGGAAGTAACAATGTCGCAAAATGCAACCGCGACAACAACCAACCCGCTTTCGAGCGTGTACATGACCAGCACAACGGGCAGCTTTGCCTGCACAGCCACAACTGGGTTGGCCACTGGACAACTGATCAACATCTCTGGGTCCACGTCCCAAACCTCGTTGGGCAGCTTGTATGCCACCAGCACGTCTGGCCTGTTCAGCTACACCAGCGGCACCAACTTGGCCGTTGGTCAGGCCGTTACGATCAATGGCAGCACAACCAATACAACATTGTCCAGTGTGTACGCCACGACCACGGCTGGTGCTTTTTCTTGCACGGCGGCCTCTACAACCCTGAGCGTTGGCCAGCAGGTTACCTTTAGCGGAACAGCATCCGATACAACTTTAGCCAGCGTCTACGCCACAAGCACGGCAGGATTGTTTGCCTGCACGAGCCCGGGCATCGCTTTGCAGGTCGGACAGACCGTCACTATCAGCGGCACCACAACATCTACTGCGCTGACCAACGTCTACTCCACGGGCGCCAGTGGCGTCTTTGTGTGCAGCACCTCGGCCACCCTGTTGCAGGTTGGCCAGACCCTGACGGTCAGCGGCACCTCGAGCACCACGGCCCTGACCGGCGTGGTGATCACCGGGACGGGCGGCACGTTTTCCTGTACAGCTTCTGGTACAACTCTGTATGTCGGACAGCCGGTAGTTATCAGCGGTACCTTCGGTGGAACCGGCTCGATTAGCGGCTACGCCAATCCAACAACTTATTACATTATTGCCACAAACGGCTCGACGACATTTACCCTGTCTGCGACCTTGGGTGGTGGGGCGGTAACAACGGTTGCGGGAACCCCGACTGGGGTGACCTACACCCTGAGCGCGGCCTCGTTGACTGGCTACGCTAACCCAACGACTTATTACATCATTGCAACCGATGGCGTGTCTACTTTCACGCTTTCCACCACCTCGGGCGGCGGCGCAATTACAACGACTGTCGGGGCAACCACAAGCCTAGGATTTACGGCCAACGCTACGGCGATTACAGGGTACGCAAATCCAACTGCTTATTACATCATCGCAACCAACGGAAGCACCACCTTCCAGTTGTCTACAACCTCTGGTGGTAGTGCAATAACGACCACCTTGGGTCCAACCACGGGGCTGGCATTTAACGCCAAGGCTTTGGCCATTGCCGGGTACACCAGCCCAACAACCTATTACATTATTGCGACCAACGGATCGACCACTTTTACTCTGTCTGCCACGGCCAATGGCTCCGCAGTAGTTACCGGCGTAGGCCCGGCAACTGGTATGACCGTTACCTCGCTTGCGACGGTCATCACTGGATACACCAGCCCAAAGATCTACTATGTAATCGCTACCAACGGCACCAGCACCGTACAGTTTTCGGCAAGCTCTGGCGGAGCGGCTATTGCAACAACCATTGGACCGGCCACCGGGCTGTCTTTCCTGCTCAATGCGCCATCGGTGCTTAGCGGCGTGGTCATCACGGGCGTGGCTGGGCAGTTTTCCTGCACAGCTTCACCTGTAACATTAGTGACAGGCCAGCCCGTGGTTATCAGCGGCACATTGGGCGGAACTGGGTCGATTACTGGCTATGTGAACCCCACGACGTATTACATCATTACCACCAACGGGTCCACTACGTTTACGCTGTCTGCGTCCTTGGGCGGAACGGCCATAACGACCACCGCTGGGACCCCGACTGGGCTGACCTACACCCTATCGCCTGCGTCCATACCCGGGTTCACTGGCAGCAACAGCTTTTACATCATTGCCACCAATGGGACCTCTACGTTCCAAATTTCCGCGACCTCGGGCGGATCGGCGCTGACCACGGTTATTGGGACCACGACCAACCTGACGTTCACGGTCTCCAACCCGATCACGGCCACCTTTGACAACAACATCTCCGTCTCTGGCGGATGCGTGGTGATCCACCCATACCTGTTTGTCTATGGGAATAACGGCCTGATCCAGAACTCCAGTGCCGGGGACTTTTCCAATTGGGTCGCTGCGGACGCAAACTCGAACAACGTGGCCACTGGAAAGATCGTTAAGGGTCTACCTATCCGTGGCGGCTCCACGTCGCCTAGCGGGCTGTTTTGGGCCGCTGACGCCCTAATCCGCGTGAGCTTCCAGCCCTCGTCTTCAGGCGGTGTCAACTACTACTGGACATACGACCTGATAAGCAGCCAGACCTCGATCATGTCGTCCAGCAGCGTGATCGAGTACGACGGCATCTACTACTGGTGCGGCGTGGATCGTTTCCTATCTTATGGCGGCGCGGTCCAAGAGATCCCCAACGGGAACAACCAGAACTACTTTTTTGACAACATCAACATGGCCCAGCGCCAGAAGGTTTGGGCTACCAAGGTTCCTCGTTATGGCGAGATCTGGTGGTTCTACCCACGGGGATCGGCCACCGAGTGTACGGACGCCATCATCTACAACGTGCGCGACAAGACGTGGTACGACGCAGGCGAGGCTGACGGCGCCCGGCGCTCGGCTGGGGTGTTTTCTGAGGTGTTTCCCAAACCGCTCTGGGCTGGAACTGACGCTAACTCCTCGGGCACCTACACGCTTTGGCAGCACGAGACTGGTGTAGACAGAACCTATCTGACAAATGTCAACGCCGTACAGAGCTACTTTGAAACCTACAGCATCGGCACCCTAGGTGGGTTGGTTGGTTCGGTACGGCAGCCCGGAGACAACATCTGGACCAGACTCGAGCGCATTGAGCCCGACTTTGTTCAGGTTGGAGACATGACCGTGGTGGTCACCGGCCAAGGATATGCAGAAGACACCGTGGTGGAATCAGATCCCTATACTTTCAGCCCCGACACTCTCAAAATCGACATGCGTGAGCAGCGCCGCGAGATGCGCCTGCGTTTTGAATCCAATACCGCTGGCGGAACCTACCAAACAGGCCGCGTCATATTGAACTTGACCACTGGCGATGTTCGCGGGACGGGCAACCCATGATCTACAACAAAGAGATATACGATCCCCGCACGTTTACATGGGATCGCTGGTGCGAACTCATGGCAGAGCTATTTGCGGCAAACCAACTTGGTACGGCTCCAGAATCGCAATGGCGCGATTGGGCAAACGCACTGGCAGGCATCGGGCGTTTTTCTGGCGCACCAGATAGCCGTAACTTTGCAACGTGGCAAGATTGGGCACAGGCGCTCAATAACGCCATCAGGAGATAAATATGCCGGGTAATAGCAGAGATCAAGTACAAGTTACCGCGAGCACGCCCGGCGCTTTGCCTGTTTACGGCGGCAAAAACGGCGATTTAATTGTTGGATTTGAAGTCCCAACCCGTCCCGCAAGCAGCCCACCAGCAACGCAAGCGGAAATAGACGCCGCAAATGCAAAAAAAGATGCAATCTCTAGGGCGGTTGGAACAACAGTAGATCTTGTCTACCCTATGACTCGGGTAGTCCATGGCGGA